GATATTGAAAGGCTCAACTTAGAAAGTTTGAAACGTAAAAGTCTATTAGATCTTACGGCTGAAAGAAACAAAATAAGACAACGTAAAATTGAATTTGAAGAAGCTGAAATACCTACTGGTGTTGAACTTATTGATCCAAATAACCGAGATCATTTTCACTATGTTGATTATATAAAACGCCGTGGAATAGTTTTTGAGTATCCATTTTTAGTAGATAAAAAACGAGGTCCACGAGACAGAATAGTAGTACCATACACATACAATAACATAATAGTTGGACATACAAGTCGATACTTGGACAATCGCACACCAAAGTTTATAAACAGTCAACAACCAGGATATGTTTTTGGATATGATTTTCAAAAAGCAGATTGGACCAGTGCAATAGTTGTTGAAGGTATATTCGATACACTAAGTATATCAGGATTGGCATGCATGCATGAAACCATAAGCAAAGATCAAGCACAGTTGTTGAAGCAGTTACAACGTAGAATTATAGTAGTGCCCGATCAAGACAGAGCAGGATTAAGTATAATTAATGCCGCAGTTGAACACAAATTTGAAGTTAGTATACCTGAGTGGCCCGAGGATGTAAAAGATGTTAACGATGCAGTGGTGCGTTTTGGTGTAGCAGAAACACTACGTCAAATACATGCAAACGCAGAACGTAGTAAGATAAAAATTGAAATGGCGAAAAAACGTCTAATGAGGACAGTATGACAGAATATAGTTACGACGTACAAAAGTTATTCTTGGAAATGATGATGCATGATGCACAAAGTTTCTTGAGAGTACAGAATATATACAATGCAGAAAACTTTGATAGAGACTTAAAAGAAACTGCAAAATTTATCTATGACCATGCTAACGAACACAAAACACTCCCAGACAGAGCACAAATAAAAGCAGTCACTGGCATTGAACTTGTCGAGATTCCAGACCTAAACAGTGGGCACACAGATTGGTTTTTGAATGAATTCGAAGCATTTACTAGACGCAGTGAACTAGAACGTGCAATACTTAAAAGTGCAGACCTGTTGGAGAAAGGTGAGTATTCTCCAGTTGAAAAACTTATCAAAGACGCAGTGCAAATAAGTTTAATAAAAGATTTAGGTACAGACTACTTTGAAGATCCACGTGCAAGACTGGCAGCACTGAAAGACAACAACGGTCAGAATTCAACAGGTTGGGGAAACTTGGACAAATTGTTGTATGGTGGATTCAACAGAGGCGAACTACAGATATTTGCAGGTGGATCAGGATCTGGTAAAAGTTTATTCATGCAAAACCTAGCAGTGAATTGGATGGAAGCAGGACTAAGCGGAGTATACATCACACTTGAACTTAGTGAAGGGTTAACTGCTATGCGTATTGATAGTATGTTAACAAATACTCCGAGTAAACAGTTGTTCAAAGATATTGAAACTGTTGAAATGAAAGTTAAGATGATGGGCAAGAAGTCAGGAAAACTGCAAATAAAATACATGCCTGCACAGAGCACAGTTAACGACATAAGAGCATTTGTAAAAGAACTAAGCATTAAACAAGGCAAAGAGATAGACTTCATGTGTGTTGACTATTTGGATTTGCTTATGCCAGTAAGTGCTAAAGTATCTCCAAATGATCTGTTTGTTAAAGACAAGTATGTGTCAGAAGAATTGCGTAATCTAGCAAGAGAACTTAACATACTGTTTGTAACTGCATCGCAGTTGAACAGAAGTGCAGTAGAAGAAATAGAGTTTGACCATTCGCATATATCAGGTGGTATATCCAAGATCAATACTGCTGATAATGTGTTTGGTATATTTACAAGTCGTGCAATGAGAGAGCGTGGTAGATATCAAATACAGGCTATGAAGACTCGAAGTAGTTCAGGCGTTGGACAAAAGGTAGACTTGGAGTTTGACATTGAAAGTTTGCGTATACGTGACCTAGGTGATGATGAAGAATATCAACAGTTCAAGAAACAATCAAGTTCGATATACGATCAAATCAAAGCAAAGTCAATACAGTCAGATCCTGCAAATGATGCTACTGTGGCCGACGAGCCTGGCAAAATAGTTGCTGATGTACAGAGTACGAAACTTAAACAGATGTTGGCAGGTATTAAAGCAAAAGGTTAAGCATATTGATCAATAGGCATTGCACGTACATTTTTGCGTTTTACTTTTAGATAGTTACTGTTGTCCTTGGTCCACATCTGCCCTTCTCCAACTACTACACTATCACGAGCATATTTTACAGGACGGTCAACAACAAGATCAACATAGCGACCTTCACCAACTCCTAAGGTTATGAAGTGTATGTAATTTTTACTATCGCTTTTAAACACTCTGCTGTTTGCAACTATGCCTGCAAACTGAAACTTATCTAAGAATAGATTTTGCAATCCCATGTTTGGCAAAAAGCCAGGGCTATTCCATGCACCATACTGTTTAAAGCTCTCAACAGGGTCTTCTGTGATCCAATTGTCAAAACCTAGCTCACGTAGATCCCATCCAGCACGTTTTGCTTCGTTGCGATATACCCAACGTGCATACGAACCTTGGCAGTGTTTCAAACAAGCACGCCAAAATTCTTTTGGATTGTACACTTTGTGATATGCAAGTGCCCATATAAGCCTGCCTAAGTTGACTGCGTGTGCTCTACATAATCCAAATCCACTGAGTGATTGCATTTGTTCATAGATGTCGTGCTTGTCTGGATGATCACCTAAGCGTGCCATAAACTGCATCATCTTTTCTTCGTTCTTTTTTGCAAATGCACGACGGTACATATCTGCTTCGTATGGTGATATGCCAATCAACTTCATTATTTTGTGTATGGCATCGTCTTCATAGACTATTGCATTCTTTTGTATGCCTTTTTCACTCCAGTCACGAAACCAACTTGCCTTGCGTCTGCCTTCCATAGCAACAGGACGTACCAATGCACTTGCAAACACACAATCCTCAACACCTGTTGGTTGCAATGCACGGAACAGTCTCTTCATTGTTGGAGACTCGCCTTGTGTTACACCAAGTACATCACCTCTACATAGTAAGTCGCTAACACGTTCATCCTGCTTTGGATAAGCATCTAGTCTTGTGTGTGGATCTATTTCCAACAGTTGTGAAAGTCCTCTGTTTGCAAGTATGTCTACTTTCAAGTGTTCCAAATCTTCTACTTCATTCTTGTCGAGCAAGATAAGATTATCGTCACGAAACAAGCTCTTAGGCAATGCTCTATCAAATACTAGTACACCACCACAGTGTTTGCTTATACAACGTTTTTTGCCTATTAGTTTGCGTTCAATGCGAGTTGCTTCTTGTTCGTCGACTCCTAGTTTTGCATAGTCTATGTCTTTTGGCAGTTTACCTTTTGCACCTAGTCGCTTGGCAGCTTCACGACGTGCTGATTTTTCTCTATAGAGTACATAGTTTGATATTCTGGCACTCTGTGTTGGCCACCTATCAAACACACGTTGCATTGCAAGTTCTTGTTTGTGATGAGGTATGTCGATGTCTACATCTGGCAAATCATCTCTGTGCGGATTCAAAAATCTTGCCAATGGTATGTTCCATTCAATTGGGTCAACGTCGGTTATACCCATGAGATAGCAAACCAAACTGCTACCAGCACTTCCTCTAGTCATGTGCGGTATATCTTTGTTGAGATCAAGTATGAGTCTTATTTTGAGAAAGTAATCTGTAAAACGTTGCTTGAGAATAATTTCAAATTCTTCTGCTAGTCTGTCTTGATATTCTTTGCCTTCTGGAGTTGGTCTTCTAAATTGTTCTAATAATGATTGTATTTGTTCTATTTCTGTTTTCATATTTGCCTATGTGTGCCTAAAGATGCCTTAATAGGTATATTTACTCAGAATTTTGTGCTACTATAAATATTTGCTACTATAATTAGAAAAAAGTAAAGGATAAAATGAAAAATTATTGTGCTGACTTACAAGGCGGCCTGTGGTTGCAATATAATACGTCAAAAAACCAATGGGAGGCACAACCCTGTTGTTTATATAAAGAACGTTATCCTGTACAACAAGATATAAACAAAGAGTATTGGTTGCATCCAGAAATTCAAAAACACAGACAAGAAAATTTAGACGGCAAAGATTTGCCTGACGCATGTATCGAATGTAAAAAAACAGAACAAGACGGCAACTATAGTAGACGTCAAAGCTGGAATGAAAGATTAGGAAATCAATGGAAAAATCCTGAATCAGTAATAGAAATTGATATACAATGTGACTTCAGTTGCAACTTGGCTTGTAGCATATGCTCATCAAAATTAAGCACCACCTGGAGAAAATTTGACAAAGACTATAAATCATTGGAAAATAAAAATAAAATGATTGTTCGGGCAAAAAACGACAATGTTCTAGATATTATATCGACAATTCCAACAAACAACCTGAAACAAATACATTTCCAAGGCGGCGAACCTTTTTTGAGCAATACGCATGTGCAATTGCTTGAAAAACTCAGTGAAACAGTAGACTTTTCGGATGTAATATTATGGTACCATTCAAATGGCACAATTAAAGTATCTGACAAAGTTTTAAAATTGTGGGAAAATTTTAAAATGGTAGATATCTATTTTAGCATCGACGATATAGGTACTAGAATGGAATATCAACGTTGGCCTGTTAAATGGAAAAACCTTGCCGAAAATCTGTTATGGTATCGAAATAATATTCCGCACAATGCAATGATCAACATAGAAAGAACAGTTAGTGTTCTTTCAGCCTACTGGACAGATGAGCTCGACGCTTGGGCAGAACAACACTTACAAAAAACCATATATGGCGACAAAATTAGAATTAATTATCATACATGTTTTGGACCATACAGCTTTGATGCTGTAACTTCAGAATATAAAGAAGATTTGTTAAAAAAATTACCAACTAACGGTTGGGCTTATAAAACTTTTAAAAATCTAGAAACTGATCAAGATTCACACATAAATGAAATGTTAACAATGTTAAACAAACAAGATCAATATAGGAATCTAAACTGGAGAACAGTTTACCCAGAATTCGATAAATGGTACAAAAGATACCTGTAGATGTTTACAGTAAATTACAATAAATACTGACAAAGGAAACAAAAATGCAAAAAAAGACTCGTAGCATCTTTGAAGAATTAGACGGCATCTACGTAGAACGCTATGCTAAACATCAAGAGCGTGGATACATCGTAGAAAGTCGTGCAAGCAATGTGATTGCCAGTGCTATCCGTTTAATGGAACAGATCGACGAGTTGTATGATGAAGAGCAAAGTGAAAATCTACAACGCAAACTACTGAATGCTATTCGTTTGCGTGATCCAAGTAAGTTTGCAAGATCAGTGAAAAGAGTCAATGACAAATAGATTAACAGAACAACAATTACAAGAAGAA